CATAAGAGACGAGGCTACTATTATCGAAGTCCCAGATAGCCGTGTAGGCTGGGCAGATTCCTTTAAAGAACTGTTGACTTACCTTTACGAAGGTGTCCACCCTACGTGGAATACTGATTTAGTCCGTCCTTCTGGTGCTAGACTAAAGACATTCGGAGGTAGAGCTTCTGGCCCTGAACCCCTTGAGAGGCTGTTCCGGTATGTTGTTAATCTATTCAATAAAGCAAAGGGACGAAGGCTTACAAGTCTTGAGGTCCATGATATTGTTTGTTTAACTGGCGAGATTGTTATTGCAGGTGCTGTCAGAAGGTCAGCTTTGATTTCTTTGTCAGATCTACACGATAATGAAATGGCTCAGGCTAAGTCTGGTCCTTGGTGGGAAACTAGTGGTCACCGTAGCCTTGCTAACAACTCTGCTGTATATGAATCAAAGCCAACTATGAGCACTTTCTTAAAGGAATGGTCTACTATCTTTGATTCTAGATCAGGTGAAAGAGGTATTTGTAATCGAGAATCATTAAAGTTCTTGGCTGATAGGGTAGGACGGGATTCAAATCACCGCTTTGGAACTAATCCATGTAGTGAAATCATTCTACGACCTAATCAGTTCTGCAACTTAACTGAAGTTGTTGTTAGACCAGAAGATACAGATTGGTCTTTGAAAGAAAAGGTAGAGTATGCTGCTTTTCTAGGTACTGTTCAATCTTCATGCACGAATTTTACCTATCTAGGAGACGATTGGAAAAAGAATTGCGAAGAAGAACGTCTGTTAGGTGTATCCTTTACGGGGATCTATGACAATAAACTTATGTCTGGACAACTAGGTATGCCTAAGTTAAGGTGGGCTTTAAAGAATCTAAGAGATACTGCTACTCTAGAAAACTATGAGTGGGCAGATTATCTTGGCATTGAAAGGAGCAAGTCTATCACATGTTGTAAGCCAAGTGGTACAACTAGCTGTGTTGCAGGCACTGCTTCAGGAATGCACCCAAGGTACAGTGAGTTTTATATCAGAAGAGTTAGGATTGATGTAAAAGATCCTATCTGTCAGTTTATGGTAGATAACGGATTTGAACATGAGAAGTGCAGCATGAGGCCAGAGACAACTATGGTGTTCTCTTTCCCTATGAAAGCACCGACAGATTCTATTGTACAAAAAGATTTATGTTCTATTGATCATCTTGACTTGTGGTTAGAGTATCAAAAGACATGGTGCGATCACAAGCCTTCTGTTACAATCTCGTACTCAGATGATAAGTTTCTTGCTATTGGTGATTGGGTATGGAAGAATTGGGATTATGTAAGTGGAATATCTTTCTTGCCTTACAATGATCACATTTACGAGCAAGCTCCCTTTGAGCCTATCGATGCAAGACAATATAATTTAATGAATGGAGCTATGCCTAAGGATGTAGATTGGGCTACGCTTTCAGAATACGAAACCGAAGACAACACTTCACTTGAAAAAACACTGGCTTGTTCTGGTGGTTCATGCGAAGTAGTTGATTTAGTAAAGGAGTAAACATGAGTTTATCTAGACACAACTTAGATACTATCTATCGCAAAATGAATCTTCGAGCAGAGATTTTACCAGCAGAAATTATCCTTGTTGTTAAGGATTACATGGTACGAATTGAAGCTTTAGAGGAACAGATTAAAGAAATGCAGGAGGAATGCAATGCCTGTCGAGCCGGAATGGAAGAAGCTCCCAAGACTGGACCTAGAGTTGGTCGAGTTTCTAAGAAAAAAGTATCCCCCAATCGAGTACAAGAATCAGGAGAGGGATGAGTTTCTTAAAGAAGCCATGATGCAAGCTGGAGCCGCTGAGGTTATTGTTAGCATCGAGCGTATTATTGAACTTCAAAACAAAAAGAGGTAAGCAATGAGTGACGGACAATTTAGTGCAGCACTTAATAAATCTTCTAGAGGTATAGCTTCTAGTAGATTTAAAAATGTCCGCATTGGTTCTTTTAAAATTGCAAAGAATCCTGTAGATAATACTTGGTATTTAGTTATTAACCAAACGCAGTATGTAGGAAAAGATCTGCCATCACAAGATCATGCTATTTCTTTATTGCACGGTATCTTTACAGGTAAGGGTGCTAGTACGGCTGGAATGAATGCAACGATTGCAGCTATGATTGCTGATGGTTCTGGGGAATTACAGTCTACTGTAGTGATTGGTAGTCAGGGTATTTCTAGTACGGGTATTGGTGGTGCTGTTGGAGCACTAGCTGCAAACCAAACAGTAGGTTCTAATGTATTTGATCAGATGGGATTAAGACAGATAAATACTGTGAATAATACATCGGTGACAATATATTTTTGGACTGCATTTGCAAGAGATAAGTTTAAAGAACTTACTGTTTTTGGTATAGGTTCAGATACGTTTGATCCCTCAGCAGTAACCATGACAGAGCTTAATGCAGATGCAACTTTAGGTTTTGGATTAATATATTCTAACGCAACTCTTGGTACAGCTTGGACAACTGCACTTAATACAGGATCTGTTACAGTAAGATACTCTACACCTCCTGCAGAAACTATGGAAGTTATTCAGATTGTACACTGGGTAGACTTTAATACAAGCTCAAAAACCGCTACGGTTACGTCAACACCTGTTGATAATCAAGTTAATGTTATTGATGCAAGTGCTGCTACATCGCTAGGGGTAGGAAAGGTATCATCTATGGCTCCAAGACTATACAATGGAACAGCTGCTAATGCTTATGGTGCTTCAAATAAAGTATTCCAAGAACTTTCAGGGGGAAACAACACATCTGATAATAGACAATCCGGTTATTTTTGGTCTAAATGGAGAGTGCAAATGTCAGAACCAGCTGCTACTGTAAGTACAACTTTTAATTGGGCAACTTCAAATAGTCCCGATTATGAGTCAGCTCAACCCAGCTATAACAATTGGAGTGGTGGAACAGCTGCAACTTGGCACTACTTATCTACAGGAGATGATGTTACATTTAAAATATTTAATGCTGCCCCAATGAATAACCGAAGACTTATATTTACCACAGCTTCTAGTCACGGTTCTTCCCTTACTGGTTTGGTACACTTAACAGGAACTACTGATTTAACCCCAACTGATGGAGAAGTTTTATCTAGTCCTACAACAACTATGAATCTTGGATTTAGTGCAACAAATAAAAGAGATGGTTTAAAAAAATGGCTAGACGAAAATGGCAAGGCAGAATTGTGGGCTTACGGAGGCAGTAAAATTACTGACCTAACTCATTCTACCGATGGTAGTTTTGATTTACATTTATTAAGAGATGATGGATCTTCTTTTGATACTAGCACGCAATACGAACTTAGGTTTACTTAGGAGAAAACATGACAAGTACAAACCCAGATAAAATTCCTCTACCGGCAGTAGAAAATATCCTGAGTGATACTACTTGTCCTATTGTTTGGAATGTAAATAAACAATCTTTTGAGTTTGCAACAAAAGAACAAATGACAGAATTAATTGTAGCTACTCTTATTGAGAAAGGCTACATTACGGAGCCAACACCATGACTGCAATGAATCAAGAACAAATGATGATGGCAGCAATGCAGCAAGGTATGCAACAACCTCAAGTACCTGAGCAACCTGCCGGAGATATCGTAGGAGATGAAAGCGTAGAAGCAAAGAAAGGCCAAGCCACAGATACAGTCCTTGCACACTTAACTGCAGGAGAGATTGTTATTCCTGTAGAAATGTTGCAGTCTAAAAAAGATCTGGCTATAGTAACCAAGCTATTTGAAAGAATGGGAGTTAACATTAATGAGTTTACTGTAGGTCATGAAGATAATAAAATGAACCCAGAGACAGGACACCCAGAATTTTTCTTTAAAAGCGTAGGTAGATTCTTTAAGAGACAAGCCAGAAGTTTTACAAAGGCGGCGAATAAAGCAGGCTTAGGAGGAATCCTTCCTACTTTTCTACAAGAAGACAGGCTAAGAGGAATGACACAAGATGAAATTAGAAAGGCTGATGCAAGAATGCAGGCTCAACTTGCTGATTACGAAAGAAAAATTGATAGTCAAGTTGCTGACGCAAGAGCAAAGGGTGAAGCTCAGATGACTAAGATGAGAGCTGATGCAAATGTTTCTGGACTTAAGTTTCAAAAGTTTGTTAAGCAAACTATGAAATCAGAAAGACCTTATCAATCAGGTTCTGATGCAGGAGCTACAGCCGAAGGAGGCGTTAGCAAATCTCAAGCTAAATTTAAACGAAGAAGAAAGAGGGTCAAGAGATCCTTAAAGCAAGGAGGTAGACCGTCATGAGTACCGATATTCCAGAAGGACTTAGCGAAGAAGCAAGAGCTAATCTTTTAGAAAAAGAAGATGAGCTGGCTAAGATTAGGGATCAAGAACAAAGGGATTTCTTAGACGAACAAGAAAGAATGAGAATGGCTAGAGAAAAAAGCCAGCGAATGTTAACTGAGCAAGAAGAGAAAGCTAGGCAATCTGAAATAGAACGACAAGAACAACAAGCTCAAGAAGTTTCAGAGGGTGCAGAAGAGTTAGTAGAGGATGTAGACACTGATGTTTCTAATATGTTCTCGGCGTTAGCCTATGGCACTGACTTTATGAGTGAAACTGACGCTACTGCAGAGGCTCCGCCTGAAATGCAGAGGCCAGAATAGGAGTAATCAATGACGACTTTAGCTGAAAAATTTAAACTATTAGATAGTCTGCGATGGAACAAACTTGAAAGAGCACGCTATTGCTCGTCATTAAGTATTCCTTCTCTGCTTCCCCCGGAAGGTTATACGGAGCAACAACAACTGCCCCAGCCTTTTAGTTCTGTAGCATCTAGGGGTGTATCCTCTATGGCTAGTAGAATGCTATCTGCTTTGCTTCCTTTAAACGATATGCCTTTCTTTAAGTTTGAATTGTCAACTGGTGAAGAGAGTGAGTTTGAGATTAACGAGTACCTAGAGAGTTTAAGCTATCAAGTATACAACAAACTATCTAGTGGAAACTTAAGAGAAACAATTTACCAAGCCCTTCAACATTTAATTGTTGTAGGAGATGTCATGCTTATCATGGAAGATGACATGAACTTTAGAATTATCCGGTTAGACAGATATGTTTGCAGGCGAGATGTTTATGGGGATATTGAGGAAGTTGTTTATATTGAATACGAGAGCCTAGATATGGATGACATGGATCCTAACGTAGCCACTACCTCAATGATGGAACAGGAATACAAGAAGGGATACAAAGAGATTTATAATTGTGTCAAAAAGAAGGGTGATGTATGGGAAGAGTACAAGGAAGACGCTGAAGGGAACAGTATGGGTGGTGGAGAGTACATTGTTAAACCTTTTGTATTCCTTAGGTGGTCCGGTATCCCCGGAGAAAACTATGGTAGATCTCATTGTGAAGACATGATTGGAGATATTAAATCTCTTGAAGGATTTACCGAAGGATTAATTAACGGGATCTCTGCATCCTCTCTATTCTGGATGGGTGTAGATCCTACAGGAATTACAGAGATTGATGATATTGCAGGGTCTGGTTCAGGTTCTTTTGTTAACTCAAGACTTAACGAAGTGTTTACTATTAGCCCAGCACAAACTATGAACCCACAAATACAGGCTACTCAGTCTGGTGTCCAGATTCTTAGGCAAGAAGTAGGTAAGGCGTTCTTAATGGACTCGGCTAGTATGCCTAGAGGAGAAAGAGTAACAGCTACTGCTGTAAGAATGATTGGGCAAGAGTTAGAAAACGTCCTTGGTGGGGCATTTTCATCTATTGCAAGAGACTTAATGGTTCCTATTGTATCTCGTTGCGTTTACGTAATGATTACCAATGGAGAAGTAGATGAAAGACTAAAGGAAATGTTTACATCTGACAAGGGCGTACTTAATGTAGCTATTGTTACTGGTCTTCAGGCTCTTAGTAGAGACAGCGACCTGCAAAAACTTATGCAAATGGGAGAGATGGTTCGCAACCTTCCTGAACCTGCAGCAGCAATGTTTAGATGGGATGCTTATGGTAAGGCTCTTATTACTTCCCTAGGTTTCTCACCTGATAAGTGGATTAAGGATGAGGAAGCAGTCAAGGCTGAGCAAATGCAAATGGCACAAGCTCAGTCTCAAATTCAAGGACAAGCTCAGAACCAACAAATGGTTAACCAAGCTATGACTCAGGGTGCGTTGCAAGCAGCAATGCAAGATATTGAGCAGACTGGTGGGGCTAATGTACAAGCAGCAATGCAACAAGCTCAAGGAGGCTAATCGTGGCAAGCGCACAAACAAACTCTTTTGTATCGGCAACAATTGCTGGATACACTGTAAAAACTACCCCTACATCTAGTACTTTATCGGCAGCAACAGATACTTTAGTAAGCACTACCATCGCTAGCAATACTGATACTATAGAAAACAAAAAGATTATTATGGGAATGGATGTTAAGGTTGCGTTTTCAGATGTTGCTGCTACTCTAAAGTTACAGGTATCGCATAATGGGACTGATTGGGCAGATGCTTCTACAATTTCTACTGACGTAACTCCTAATGTAACAGGAGTAAAAACTTTTCTTGTAGATCTTACAAATATCTTTGCTCCTTACTTTAGGCTTCACTTTAATGACCCCGGTCTTAGTGTAGGAACCTCAGGAACAGCGCAGTTCTTTTACGCATTCAAATGATTTCATTTATAATACCAGCTTATAATGAAGAGTATTATGTTGGGCTTACAATTGACTCTATAAACAAGTCGGCTGAAGGTCTTAACTTACCCTATGAAATAATCGTAGTAAATGACAACTCTTCGGACAATACAAAACAAATAGCCCTTAATAGGGGTGTTGCAGTAGTAGATGCTACATGCAGGCAACTAGGTAGAGTAAGAAATGTAGGTGCGTCTGCTGCATCCGGAGACTTATTTGTTTTTATTGACGCTGATACCATGATAAATGAAAGGGTATTGAAAGAAATTATACAACAAAGTAAAAAATATAAGGCGGGATGTAACTATGGACACTACTATGATTTGAAACACTCGCCTATGGGCCATTACTCTATGAAATTCTATGGTTGGTTTCTCTCAAAAGTTTGGAAAGTATGTGCGGGGTATTGTATATGGTGTAATGCTTCTGATTTTTCTGACGGATTTGACGAAGACTATTACTTATTTGAAGATGTCTGGTTTTCAAGGAAATTTGCTAAGGGCAGTTTCTATTTCGGTAAACAAAGAGTTTTAACTTCCGGAAGGAAGGCATGGACTCATAAATTTTTACTACGCATGATACCTTTCCTTATGAAATATGCTGTCAAGGGGAAAAAAATATTGAAAGATAAGAAAGAATTACAAGTTTGGTATGATGGTGTGCGTTAGTTCAAAGGGGACTAACATGACCGACAAAGATGATTGGGATCTTTACAAAAAACTAGTAATGAAAGAGCTAGACACCAACAGTCAGAAACTTGACAGGATTGAAAACAGGTTAAGTAAAATTGAAGAACGATTAACGATCATAAACACAAAGATTTATTTAGCTGCGTTTATTGCAAGCGCAGTAGTTACGAGTATGATACAGTATACGATAGGAACGATCTGAATCAGACTCTCCAGAGAGGGGAATTATCTGTAAGGAGCAACAAAACATGGATCCAGAAACACCACTAGGAAAAGAAGGGGAAACTACCCTTGAAAGTACGCCGCAACCTACACAAGAACAGCTACAACATGAGCACGAAAAGAATGCTTTTAAAACACATATGGAAACAAGCGGAAGTCCAATCCCAGAAAACTTTTCAGATGCAGGAGCTTACTTTGAAAGTCTAAAGGAAGCACAGAAGCAGTATACTCAAGCAAGGCAAGAAATTGCAGAGCTTAAGAAAACTCCAGAGCCTGCTCCAGTGGAAACACTTCCTACTGCTGCTAAGGAAGCAGAGGATTTTATTACAAACGAACTACGAATTCCAAAGCCAGAGCCTAAGGTTGAGCCAACGCCTACTTCGTATACTGTTAATGAAGAGACTTACGAAAAGTGGGGCTATGAGTTTGCTACTCAAGGTGATTTGAGCGAAGCAACTAGGGCAGAGATCAAAGAAAAGACTGGCTTTACAGATAGGATGGTCAAAGATTACATTGAAGGACAAAAGGCAAAGCTTAGAGAAGGCTTTGATCGTGCTTCTGGTGTAGTTGGTGGCCGAGATAAATTAAATAATCTTTTCAAGTGGGCCTCAGAAAATCTTTCTAAGGACGACATGGAAAATATTAACCTAGGGTTGGCTTCGCCAACGTACGAGGTTACTTTAAGAGGACTCAACGCGATGTATCAGGAGCAGGTTACTAAGGAAAAACAAAAAGAACCTGCAGCAAATCCCAAGCTAACCCAAGTAGGGGCTAGTCAAACCGGGATTCTTCCTTTTAACAGTCAAGCTGAGTTCAAGGCAGCACGTAGCAATCCGCGATTCCAAGTTGATGCAAACTTTAGAGAAGTTGTGCAGAATAGAATGGGAATTACAGATTGGAATACGTTGCCAATGGTGTGAGGGGTTTAAGCGGACCCCATAAAGGATGGTTTTTTGAAGTGTCAAATCCTCCCGAGGGCAATGGATGGGCAGACTAAAAGACTACGCTTGACGAATGGACTCCTATGGAACAATCCAGACCGAGAGAATACGTAATCCGCATTAATAGTTTTACGTTTTTATAGGAGAATTAATTATGACAGCAGTAGGTAATTTACCTCAAAATAGCCTTTCTTATCGTGAGAATACAGGCGCAGCAACTTCGGGAGACGCTTACGCTAGTGGCACATCAGCCGGTAAGCTATGGCTTCCTATTTGGTCGGGCGAGGTTATCCACGCATACGACGAAATGAACCAGTTTGAAGGTCTTGTTCAGTCTAAGACCATTCCAAGTGGTACTACCGTAGAGATTCCAATCACTGGTACTGTTTCGCTTAAGCCCACTTGGTTGGCTGGTGAAGAGTTAACTGGTGGCGATGATTCGAATACCAGTACTTTCCAACTCAAGCTTGACAAGCGTCCAATGGCCGCTCACTTTGAGCTTGATAATGTAGACCTCATGCTTACTCAGTGGGAGTTCCGTGCAGAACTGGCTCGTCAGGCTGCTCTTACTCTTGCTAACACTAGAGATAAGCAGATCTACTCTTACCTTACCAGAGCAGCACTCTCGACTCAGATCGATGCCGACCCAAGGCCCGGTCTAAACCTAGACAATGCTATCTTTGGTGAGGATGGTTCAACCAGTCTTAAGCTAGCTTCGGTCGGTACAACTGCCGCAACCGCTGCTGATCGAGCTACTGGTGCTCTTTCTATGCTTGAGAAGGTTGAGAAGTACATTGTATACCTACAGGAAAACAACATTCCTTATGGTCAGCTCTACTTAGCAGTAAGTCCACGTACTTTCATGGACATCCGTGCTCTTGGTGTTGCTCGCAGCAGCCTAGATCTCGGGGGTGCA